GGCAAATATTTTGCCCGGCGCATCATCCACAAATTTGATCGTATTAATTAACCCAATGGGCAGCGTGTTCGGCGAATCATTGGGGTCTTCCCAAAACAGGCCGTACATATTAACATCCAATTTCATTTTGTAGCTTCTATTCTGAAACCACCGCGCCAATGCATTTTGGCGTTTGAACGTAAACCGCTCACTGGTGGCGTCTGCCCCGTCAAAGTTTTTCATCCGGTACCATTCATCGCCCGTCAGCGTGATGCCGTCCGTTTCATAAATTGCACCTTTGTAGATGTTAGTCTCGGCATCATCGAAAGCTATTATTTCTTCAAAGTTCTTTTCAATGCGTGAATCTATTGTATACCGGTCATAATCACCTTGAATTAACCGCCGCCGCAAATTTTGAATGCTTGGTTCAATAGATAAATTTAAGTCCTTAAAGTAACGGATATTATTACCTACCACTGAATAATCGTTATTCAAATACACGCGGAAATACCCCGGTTTAGGTATAGGTGTCGTGGCTTTGATTTCAAATGTTGACCATTCCGTTCCATCGTTTGCGCGTGCCACGGTCAGCGCGCCAAAAATTGAACCCGATGCCGTCATAACATCATCCGACATGCTTAATCCCGCACTCTTCTTTATCACCCCATTCGCATCTTGATACAACATATTCCTTGCCGTTGATGTACTATCAATCGTCACTATTTTTACGCTTCCGTTTACGTTAAAAGTTGCATCACCCAATGACCTTGTATTTACTCCCCACTTGCCACCACTCACTTGCGCCCCGTAAAGATAGCCATCCGAACCTTGACCGTACAATGTCATAGCATTTCCACCGGGTACAATCGTTTGACCATTGCCGTCACTTCCAAAAATTGTCCCGGCCAACATCGCTTGGTTTGCAGTATTCCCGGCATCCGGTAAATGAATCCTGTATGTTGGCGATGCAGTACCTATCCCGATATTCCTTCCTAACTGAAATAGTTGACTTGTATCTTGAGTTCCCGTCCCTGTCCACTTTGGAAAGTACCCCGTTATACCCGTACCCTTCACCGCTATTGCTGCCACACTATCCACGCCCTTCTGCACCCTCGCCCTTGTCGCTACCGATGCACTATCCACTATCAAAGTACCCGTAGTCGTTATAGTGCCACCCGACAAACCGAAACCCGTTGCAACACTTGTAACCGTGCCACTTCCACCCGTTGGAATCGCTGCCTTCTTAATCACCCCCGTGGCATCTGCATAAAGCATATTCATTGCCGTAGATGTGGAATCGATTGTGCGAATGCGTGTGCGACCATCAACATCTAACTTATATCCGGCATCCGTAAAACTTGATGAAAGTATTAAATTTCCCACAGTTGAAATTGTTGCAGCGGTTAAATATGTGACCGCAGTACCAGCCGTTCCCGATGCTGCATATTGGAATATATGGGAACCGACTGATGTATTTTGCAAATACCTTGTTGCCCTGTCGGTGACTTTATAAATATAATTGCTTCCATCATAAAATGAATTACTTCCAAATTGCATCTGTGTTCCTGTACCGAAAAAATGCACTCCGCTGCCCGTTTCCAAAACCCCTCTTATAGTACTCCATGCCGATGGTGTGACCGATAAACCAATGTTCCCCGATGTTGTTGCCAAAATAGTTTGTCCGCTTGTCCTTAAATCCCCTGTTATATCTAATTTTGCACCGCCCGCACCCGTCCCACCAATTACAACATTTCCACTTGCCGTTGCGAATGCTGCCCCCGTGGTATTCCTCAACGCACCCTGTACATCTAATTTATATAATGGACTATTCGTACCAATACCAACATCACCCGCAGATGATATTCGCATCCTTTCAAAATTATTCGTACCCTCTGCCGTGTAAAAAGTTAGTGCTGCCGTTGGGAAACTTGAACGACCACCTACCCCTATACGCCCTTCATTACTAAACGAACCCATGTATGTTGCAGTATTCGCATCACCTCCAAAATATGAATAGTTATTTCTTACATTCATTTGCCCGGCAACATCAAATTTAAATCCCGCATCCGTCGTTGTCCCCACTAAAACATTGCCCGACGATGTTGCGAATGCTGCCCCTGTTGTGTTGCGGAGTGTGCCTGTGATGTCAAGTTTGTAGGATGGTGATGTGTTTGAGATGCCTATATCACCATTCGCTAAAATTTGCATCCATCTTATTGAATTAGCACCAATAAAAAATGGATGATTTGTATTTGTAAAAATTCCCGCAGAACCACCGGCATCAAAAGCAGTCCCACTCATTAATGCAAGTGAAGGCGTCCCCCCATTTTTTAAAGTCATGTAAGTACTAACGCCGGGTGATTGTACAGTAAATTTTGCGTCCGGAGATGCTGTGCCAAGACCTATATTTGTACCGTTATCAAATAAAAGACTATTCCCCAATGTACTTGTACCCGTGAATTTCGGTAAATAGTTTGTCGTTCCCGTTCCCGTCACGGGATTGGTTAATACGTTCTGCTTTACTGCCCCCAACGAATCAATGCCCTTTTGTACACGTGAACGTGTGGCGATTGATGCGGTATCGACTAATAATGCTTGACCGGATTTTAGTAGACCATATCCGGCATGACGGATGTAGTTAGTCAACATTGTTGCCGTGTCACTTATATTTACTTTGTTGTTGAACGTACTCCAATTCGTAGACGAAAGCAAACCACGTTTAGTAGCGGATGCAGTAGGTATGTTGAAAGTATGTGTTTCGCTAACTGATGAAATGTTGAAGTCTGTTCCTAACGTATCAATTGCGAAGTATTGCGTATTACTTGTAAGTCCATTCAATGCGGATATTCCACCGCTGAAAGTTGTGATAATTTCAGCAAGGTTATTGTCCTCGGTGTGAAAAGTAATAGTTCGACCACTTACCGCAACGTATACCCTAACTGCCAATCTATCCGCTGCAAGTAAAGTGGTTTGAGGTACTGCAAGAGAAGTCAAGTATAAGGTGGTTGTAGTGCCTTCGCTTATTGCTCGTGGGTTTGCGGATGATGATGAAATCGATGTAAAAGTAGTACCGCTATATTTTAAAAGTTCAACGTAAAATGTCGGTGTACCACCTGGACTTGATGATGAAAAAAACATCTCAAAGTTCCACGAACCGGCCGGTATTTGCAAACGATTCGGGTCTCCGGCATCTGTTATAAATTGTGCTATAAGTCCATCCGATGAACTTGTGAAATTAGTTCCAGCACCAATCACCGGTTCTTTGTTCATCTCGTAATAAGTACTACCTCCGATTGTTCCTTGCGATACACTTCCGTTCAAGTAATACGATACTCCGGCACCTCCGGCAGATGCCTCCGGAAGTGTTGCAAGTGTACCATCTCCACGAATGTATTGAGTTGCCGTTCCGGCTGCCGTTACTGCTATTGTCCCTGAAGTCGTTATGGGACTATTAGCGACATTGAAAGCCGAAGGCATGGTAAGACCTACGGATGTCACCGTTCCATCGTTTTTAGCCTTCCTCCATGCGTTCCCTGTCCATACATAAAGACTTGAATCCGATATCTGATACCGCAATGCCCCCGTATCGGTTGGAGTCTTTGTACGCTTAGGAAGGTACAGGATTGAATCCACCTTCATGTTGCCCTTGACAACTACGGTAGTGTTTGGTGCACCTAAAAACTGCGTTTGAGATGATGCGAACAAGCAAGTAAATACAAATAGAATTGTGAGTATATTCTTCATACTTTAAAAATTAATACGTTGATTTTTTCGGATGCAGATAGTGCCGGTGAAAAGGTTATGGTTGTGCCTGTCAAAGTGAAATATGAGTCCCCGTCTGCCGGGTTGGTGTAATCTTGTAGTATCTTATTCCGGTATAGCCACACGACCGCACCATCGAAATCGGCATCCGTCCATGTAGTTGCTCCGTCTGCCGGGTATCCAACATCTCCAACGATGAATCTCTTTCTTGTAGGCAGCAATTCCGGTGCAACGAAATCGACAATCTCTTGCACGGATGCTTTGTAGGAATATCCCGAAATGGGATCTCCGACAATCATCAAGTCCGTTGCAACGGGTATTCTATCGTCAAGTTGATTTATCCGTTTTGCCATTGCTTATATTTATGTTGCATAAGTAAAAGTTGTTGGCACTACACATCTATCGGATGCGAAGTCCATTTGAATTGATGCTCTTGCATTCACCCCGGCCAATAGTTCGGGAGTATTGTCGCTGAAGAAAGTGATAGGAACATTGTTGAGGATAACGAAATCCTCCCAACCGGGATACCTTAATTGTGCAATGATGTCCTGTGCAATCTGCAATTGGTCACTTTGTACCTCACGTTCATTCTCTGCATCAATTTGCAGCCTTTCGAAGAAGAACATTGACAAGTCGTAAACAATCACTTGACCGTCAATTCTTGCTCCTGTAATGTCAAATGTGAATACCGGATATTCGACATCAACCTCCGCAAGTTTGTCCATCACCGCCCCGTTCCACGTTGTTTTTATTATTTTGTGGTCTTCCCCCAGGCTCTGGACTATTTTTACAAACTGATTTAAGGTCATCCGGTTTATTGTTTTGCAGATATGCTTTTAACTTTTCTTGATTCTTCTTACTATACTTTTTTGCCTTCATCGATTACAATTGTTGCATCTCCACCTATCGCCCATATCGACATCTATACCCTTCATCTTGCAGTCACAATCATCACCTAACCATATCGATGTAGTGTATGCTTCACGTTCCGGGTAGATGGTATCTATGCCATTGCCGGGATTAAGATATAGATTGAACTTACCCCTTGTAGATTGCTCCTTCAGGTATCGTTGTAGTCGCTCCTTGTAGAACTCTGCCCTCGTCTTATATCTATTTGCGACATCGATGATATCTTGCATTGTCGGGTCAACTTGCTCTGCTCCCGACTTACGAATCAATCCCTTGTTGTAAAATTGGAAGGACATTCCTTGAGGCAACTCTGATATCACATAGTACACAAGGCATGGAGTGATGTGAACATTAAGCAGTTCAAGTTCATCCGCAGTCAAGTTGTTACTTTCGATACCATCCTGTAACCGCTCGTATAGTCCTGTACCCAAACATGGATGGATGAACATATCTTGTGCCGTCATAATCTCCGGAGAGATTAGTTTTTCGTCTACATTGTTATGCAGCGAAGTACGTTCCTTGATGGTTTGCGGAGTGATGAAAAGTATGTTACGACTCATAGTTATTTAGTTTTTTTGATTAGAACATTCCTTCTCCATTCGTGTCGGCATGAAGGACTTGCAGCCTTCCCGGCTCCCTGTCCCCACCAACCCCCGGCACGATCGAAGACAGAGTATCCAAGTCGTTGCGTTAACGCTTCGATTTCCTTCCGTGTCCAGAACTTGTCAATCTCCAATAGCCTTGTGCAGAACGAACGTGATGGATTATCGTTTGCCGGTTGACCGGGTTTCCATTCGTATGAATATTTAATCTCGAAAGTTGTCTTGACCGGAGCATCCACAATCTCACTCAATGGCTTCGTTAACTTGCGTTCTCCGGTATCCTTTATGACCTCGATTATATTACGGGTGATAAGTGATGAGATGCGTTCTTCGATGTCCTGTACGCTTCTCTTTAGTGCTGCTGCAATGTCTTGTGCCGGGGTAAGCGGTTGCTTGTTGAGGATGGATAGAATCTGCTTGTCAACCTCGTCTGTGACATCTTCAAATTTCAACGGAGATGATTGTACGATGGTGTAATCTGCTTTGGGAGTACCTACCTCGCTAAACATTGCAATGGTTTCATCCATCGAATAAACTTGGCCGAACTCTTCTTCGACTCCGAGCATCGTGTTTATTTCGGCATCAGTCAACCCCAACCCGGCTTTGAGCATTGTTGTAGCAATCTCCTTCGTAATCTTGCCTTGACCGAATTGACGGATGATGCGAAGGACTTGTTGGTACTGCCTTCCTGTCATGTTCTTGATAGAGTCATTTACAGGCGATTGGCTGCCCTCTGCTGCAAGTTGAGGACTATCTATGCTATCAGTAATTTGAGGAGCATTTTGGTACTGCGTAATGTCTATACCGGCTTTCTCAAGTATCCACTCCCTCGGAGCAACCGTTAGTATCGCTGCTTCAGATAATTCAAGACCGATAGGCTCTAATGGAATAATCTTCAAGTCACTTGTCGCACCCTTTTCTTTTGCAAGTTTGGTGAATACCTTTTCGATGCTCTGCTGCTTATCGTTTACATAAGTATTCTTGAATATTTCGTAAGCATCTCGCATCTGATTGCGTGTACCTAATTGACCTGGCTCTGCTATTCCAAACAAAGTTGGAGTCGTGATGCTATGCCCGGCCATTAAGTTTTGCTGAATGATTGTATCCACCCGGCCGAAATCTTCTTTAGTGAGATCGGATGCTCCCAAGTCATCAATGATCGGTTTGCGTGTTAGGTCGTTTACGAAAGATAATATAAACTTCTTACCATCAGCACCGCTGAACCTTGATGTAAATCGCCCTTCAATGTTTCGTCTTTCCTCCGGTGATGGCTCACCATTCGGCAACGTGATAAGTTTACTTGCAGAAAACCCTGTTTGAGCATTGCCCAAGATGTGCCTTGATACTTCGATGTCGCTTTCAATGAAGTTCAATGCTCCGAAATATCCGGGAAGAGGATACGCATTCAGTCCCGGTCGATATTCTTTGATAAATAATATCTGCTTACCTTGACGATTAGATGTGTTGAATGCCGGAAGGATTTCAGCCTCTTCCTTCCTATCTGCCCAATTCTTTTTAATCCAAAATTGTGTGTTGTCTTCGTTTGTGCGACAACGTGAAAAGTCGATGTGATAAACTGATGAAAGTTGGCCACCGAACTGCGACCATATCACTTCCAAGTATGCACCTCCGAAGATTTCGATGTCGATTTCTACCTTCTTCGATAGGTCTTGTAAGGACTCGTCCGGGTTGGGATTGTCTATAAATGCCTGACCGATTGCATCGTCTTCAGCAGCCTTCCACCCGTTTCCGTTGATGTAGTTTACTTTACCCTTGATGATTGCATTATGCTTCGCAGACTTGTTGTAAAGGTCAAGGATGTAGGATGGGTAATCGTTACGCTGACCGAACTCTATGTAACCCTCCGACTTCTTCTCTTTGTATTCGGGTTGACGTGCTTCTGCAAAGTTCAAAACTATAAGGTCATTCATCTTGTTATGTAATTATTTTCAGACTCAAATCCGAGATATTCAAATTCATTTGCAGATGCCGGGTTAACTCTTGCAATGCCTGTTTCCAATAGTGTTGTAGCATTCACAGGATTCACGTTGCTTGTACTTGTCTGCTCATAGATGGCATAGTGATATTCACCCTCCATATCGAAATGCGTATTCGTTACAAGAGAGAACTCATTGTACCTTTCCTTATGTGCAGATATGTCGGTATTGTTCAACTTCACGAATGCAATGACATCGTTAGTCGTGCGTTGTGTGAACACAAATAAATAGTTTGGAGTTGCAAGAGTCTGCTTCTCCTTCAGCGTTAAGTATACGCTCTGTGTTGCCGATATGGTCAATAACATCATTGCTTGTAATTAGCATCTCCCTAACTATTTACAACGAAAAAAGCCTCCCGGTTATGGAAGGCTTCTCTTTAAGTGTTCATAGGTCTGTTAAGTCGTAAGAGTTGAAATGACCGCTGATGCAACTTCTGGTGCAGATTCCTTTTCACCTCCGGAGAATGTGAAGGAATACCCGTTCCTGTCTGCTTGTGCAAGTCCTGTTGATACGCTTCCGGTAAGAAGGTCAAGACCATTGAAACGACCGGCCAACCAATAGCGACCATTCTGGTCTTCGACTACTGCCATCATATTGTTCTTCGCAAGAAGTAACATCTCGTTCCTCATCGAAGTCTGCATCTTGTTGATGACGATAAGCAGTTCTTGATTGAACACTACCGTACCATTTTCGATGCTCCCTGCAATGTTCTCCGTGAAGGATGCAGTATTGCGAACCAACTGATATTTGTAAAATACTTTCCCGGCATCTTTCGTGATTGCAGTAATAACACCGGATGCTTCAGTCACACTTGCAACATCGTTGTAACCGATGAACCAAACTGATTTAAGTCCTCCAATATTATCTTTGCAATCGAAAGTATAACCGCTTGTTAAAGCACACGCCATTTTATATTTATTTTAGTGGGTGAAAAATTAGGGAGGTGATTACCCTCCCCATTTTCGTTATACCTCGAATTTCACGATTTCAGTAGGGAATGCGAAGTTGATACCCAACTTGAAGGAACTCATGTAGCGAACCTCATCGTTATCCTGTACCATACCTTGAAACGGCTTTCTGCTTCATCAAGAATGTCGGTACCGAGATACAAGTTAGATACACGCATTGCGTAGATCTTGTTTGTACCATTCAGACCGGGAGTGCCTACGACTTCGATTGAAGTACCGGGCAGGAAGAAGGATGCTCCAGGTGATGCTTGAGTCTGATAATGGAAGAGATCGTCATTCTTCAACTTGATGGTGTATGTCCTGAAGACATCCATACCGCAGAAGATTTTGAGATCGGCTGCATCCACGATTTGGGCAGGGATTGCTTTGTAGACTGCATCGAATACTGCGATGACGGTTGAGTTGCTGATAGCAGTTTCACCACTTCCGTAGTACGCCACGCTATTGGCATCAACGATGGAAGTAGATGCATCTTTGATAAGTTCGATAAGACCATCAAACTTGTTCAAGTTTGCATTGCCTGAAGTCGTATCACCTTTCCAAATTGCACTCTCCAATTGAGATGCAATCTTCTCGGATTTCAATGATGTCCATTGCTCTGCGAATGCCACGGTATCATATGAACTTCCGGCAGGGAGTGCCTTCTGAAGATAGTATGCCTCCAAGTTTTTAGGGCAGATACTTTCAGTCACTTTCATTTTACCAACGGTCACGGTACGCTGCGTGATGCTCGTAGAACCGGATGCAGTATAGCCACAACCATCCGATTGAAAATTCGCATCGGTGTTCATCACGTTGATGGTTTCTGCGGATTTAACGCCAACCATTACTGTACCAAGGCTCTGAATCAGTTGTGCGGTCTTCGGTCCAAGCACGGATGCACTAACAAGGAGTTGCTCGTTCTCTTCAACGTAGCCAACAAGTGTTCCTAATGAAAAACTCATAGTTATTTGTTTTTTAAAGTTTTAGCGAATGCAAGGAAGTTTGTGATTTTTTGCTCCCTTGTAAGTTTCAAATGTGAATCAAAATTGTTCTTTACTTTTTGGGTTTCGTTAGCGGATGGAATCTCTACCATTGCGGTGAAGATTTCTGCCATTGCTTTCACCTTACCTTGTGTAGATGCGATGCTTTGCTCTTGCAATTTTACGGCACTCTCAAGCACCTTAACGACCTCTTGCAATTGTGCTACCTTCTGCTGCATCTCTGCAACTTCAGGAGCAACAACAGGCTCAACGGTAGGCACAACAATGCCCGTGATAACTCCAAGTTCGTCAACGGTGATTACCGTACCATCTACAAGTTTATGGTCTCCGGCAGGAGCAGCAGATATGCTGCCATCCTCTGCCACAACGGTTACCATTCCACCCGGCTCAAGTTCGGTGATAAGCACCTTCGTGCCACCTTCCAAGGTGTACTCTTTC